TGGCGATATGCTCAATCCTCCGTAATTAATTTGATTGGTAGGGTGATTTTTCTGGGTTAAAAATTTATTTATTAGGGGTTATTTTAATTTTTATTAGTCCTCCTTAGTGTGTAGGAATATATTTACCAGTCCTCCTCTTCGTCCTCGCTCGCACCATCCACCTCCGCATCTGTAATAAAATTCTCCATACCTTGCTGTTTCTCTACATACGATTCTGTACCAATACTATTGATGATACCTATATGCTGTTCATATGGGTCGCCTGTTTCTTTCTGTTGGTTCCAAGCGTAGAAATGTGCAAATCGGTTAACGTCGAAATGAACCTTATGAATTTTCTTGCCGTCTTGTCCTGCCTTTCTTGTAGTAAGGAAGAACTGACAAAATTTGTCTTCTTCCCTTTTCCAAATCTCAAGAGATGCTTTGTTCTCAAGCACCCCCCGTGTATGACTGCGGACGACCGCCTTGAATGAACCGTGATTTTTGTTGCTATCACTGCCACCCAATTCACCCAATTCTGTGCTCCACCTCTTCCACATTAGATAGGTCTTGTTGAGTTCCGCATCATCATATCCTGTTTTGCTTGAACCATTTATCCCAAAGATACAAGAGCATTTGACCGTATTTGAATTGTAACCAAACGCCGAGCATTCGCATCTTTTTTGTTTCTTTTCTTTTGCTTTGTTCCATTGTGTCATAAGGTATTTGCCAAATTTTATCGCAACATCCATACCCTGCTCTGCCCTCGTCTTTTGGAATTCGGTCTTTGGTATATTCCTCTCAAATGGATAGTCAAATTTAGCGTCCACCTTCTCACACATGTATTTGTAGTATATGACCTGGATAACCTGGGACTCCATATCCCCCGATACATCCCTGAAATATCCTTCTTTGTATTTGTGAGACCGAGCAGACCTGATAAGACAGTATCTCCGTTGATTTGCCTCGACAGGTGGATTTGTCGCATTCATCGCCATAACCATATTGCAGCAGTTCCTTGCTTCTCGGGCAGGTAGATTCTTAGGATTGAAATAAATCTCTGCTTCTGTAGCACGACCCTTGATGACCTCTTCGTTAGTTTTCATAATCTTGTAGTTCATCTCGTTGACCAATGCCAAGACCTTGTTCTCCACCGCTATAGCGTGTTTCTCAAAGAACGCCTGCGGATTGCTTGACGATAGGTAGTAATCACCGCCGCACAATTTTCCAATCCAATCCCAAAATAAATTTTTGCCACAACCAGGAACCGAACTAAATAGAAGGATTGTATTTGTTAGTAGACCTGGATATTTTAGATTGAATGATACCCATATCTCAACATAGTCAAATGTCTTTTTTTCTTGACCGCACAAATACCAACACAATTCACGAATCCTCCTAATTGAGTACCATTTATCGCCGTGCTCTTCTTCGTCCTTTTTCATTTGAGCATCCACCGCCTTCATTATGTTGGCATCTTTGCTTTCAATCAGGTTCTTGATATGTAGTCCTTCCCATGTATTCACATTCATTTCGCTTGCCCCTTGGTCTGCGAATTTATCCGTAGCGTATTCCCAACCATCAGGTAGAAAGACCTCCTGCTCGTATACCTTGCTGTATACATCGTCTAACCACACCTTTGGAAATTTACCAAGAAATCTGTCTTTCATTCTTGGTTGTCCGTTTTGGTCAAGCACGGGTTCTCCGTCTTTCTCCAACGGTACGATATCGTATGAACTGACCTTCTCCCAGACCTGTTGTGCAAATTGCGATTTCTTCATCACAATTAGTTTGTTGAGACCAAAATTTCTCACACAAACCACAGGTTCTGTTTCTCCAATCACATAGTATCCAAATTTCTCAAAATATTCTTTTTGGTCTTTGTAGTATTTCATCTCATTCATAACCTTGTGAGAGGGCAGACCACCCTGTTTGCTTTTTATCTTTGCCCATTTCTTGCGGTCGCTCTCGAACACAATATGCCAAAGAGAACGGATGGTAAGGCACGCCTCGCCTTCTTTTGGTTTCTTGTAATTTTTGAAGAATTTGATATTTTCGTTTTTCCAAACGAGGAACGTTTGACCTTTGTATTTCTTGTCTTTCCCACAGACTGAATTGAAGACCTGTTCCATTTTTCTGTTGAACTGTGTAATAAATTTTTTCTCCTTTGTTTCTTGACCACACATAATCAAGGCAACCTTGGACCAACCTGCGTATGACACGAGGTATTCATTTGGCACAGCATCAAGGAGGTGTTCGACTACTGTCGCATCAGCAGGAACCTCGAAGCACGCACCTGTCCACGTTTCTTCCTTAAGGTCTTTACACGCCTGTTTCGCAACCCTCGTGTTTTCTGTTTCAATCCGTTTTGCTTCTTTTGAACCGTGCTTTTGAATACGCACACCGAATTCTGCTTGAATTTGTCCAATTGAAATAGTAGGAATAGATTCCAATTTACCATCCCAATTATCCACAACCCTGGGCAACCCTTCAGTATCGTAGCGCATCTCGAACAAATTCCCGTTATATAATATGTCGATATTGAGTTCAGGGTGTTTCTCCATAAACAAATCAATTGCGTTTGCTTGACCAGGAAATTCCTCCTTTGCTTGTGGAAGAAAGAAATTCTTGGCAAGACATTTGACGGAAACCTTTTTCTCATCATCTTTGCGTCTGGCGTAGTAGTGGTGCTTACCCGAGTAGGATTTAGTCCTCGGGCACCCTTTCAACAAAGGCATTTTAGCACACCGTTCCATCGCCGCCTCGCTATCGCAGTCAATCACAAACAGGCAGGATTCATCAAGGTATTTTGAGAAACAATTCAATTGCTTGTGTACCTCAATCGGTTGTCTGTCAATAAATCTCTTCAGTTCTGCAAATTCACTGCTACTGTAGTTAGACATCACAAGCGGACACCCAAACAAACCGTCTGTGCTTTTGATTTTCTTACCATGTCTGTCAACCATCTTCGTGTTGATTTGACGGCACTGCGTAATGCTTTTATGTATATATGTAGGCATTTTTTTGTTTCTTTTTTTGTCCCAATGTATCTCGTGCGTTATCACACCCTCACCCCCAATCGTCATCAGGTCTTCGGTAGAATTTGGTTTCGTATTCATTAGTTTAGGCATATCGTTATGTATATTATGTATAGATAAATCTTTAACTGTTTTTCGTAATTGTTTTTTTTGTTTCATTTTGAACCTCCCCATATCAATCGGGGGGGACCCCTCGTCGCTGTCGCTATCTTGAATCATTGCCATCTTGCTTGCCATCGTGTTTACTAATACGACGGAAATCACCACAGTAAAATCCCATACCTAACAGCAATGTGTCCCTTTTTTTATAGTAGATTACAAGATAAACTATAAAAAAATCCTCCTAAAAAAATAAGAAAAAAAATTAATGAAATGGTCTATGTGTTTCTTACGCTGGGATGGGTAGGGTTTGCTGGGCAACTTGGGTGCGCAGTGATTTCAATTCCTCCTTTTTTTTAGCACGGTACATTCTCATACGCAGATTATGTTTTAGTCGCAGGTTCTCGTTATTATGCATTCGCTCCCTGATATATTTTGCCCTTTTTTCTTTGCGGATTCGTTCTCTCTCTTCTACCTCGGCAATATAATCATTGTAAATTGCGATATACCTGCCAAGCAGTTCCTGTTGTTCACTATCAGTGTTTAGGGTAGAGATAAGGTCGATGAGGTCGTCCCAGTCCATTATGATTAAATATTAGAATCGTTATACCTTTAAATATGTTAGGTTATACTATTTCGTTGCCGCTTCTACCCTTGTATTTTGTATATGTTTCGGTTGTTGGACTGGTCTTACTATCTTTATAATCACGGAGGAATTCTCGTCAAGGTCTGCGGGGGTCAGGTCTGGATTAACAATATTTATTTTTATACTATTGAGGACTTTAGTCTGCCCCACAATATGAACCATCTGGTTTGTATTTGTTATAAAATCCTGTGATGAGAATGTGCCCAGAGGGATAATACCAAGCATACACATGTTTTGCCCATTCTTTACCGAATCGCTGTGTGTGTCGATTATATCACTATTAACAATAAGGTATCCATTTGTATTAAGAACTGGAAGATTTTGCGCCTGGATAGGTCTGCCCGATGTAGAAACCAGCGCCGAACTCATTAATTCATACATAGAACTGAAATAAGATTTGCTATTATCCACCGTACCTGTCAAATTACCAGCACCAGGTCTTCCTGCCTCTGCATTTGAAATGGTCCCATCTGTCGTAAATGGTAGGAAGGGTGTATTAATATCAAGATTATTATAAGCACGGATATTCCCTGCTGTTTCACCATCGTGATACACCTTCTCATTGTCGTTATATGTGGTAGATATAGTAGGATTGATGCTGACACTCATATCCCCTGTAGTCGTCATACCATATAATCGCATCTCTTGTGTTTTGGGGTCATCTGGGACATCTGGTATCATATCCATTCTCCTCTCTTGTTCATAAGAAGCAGGATTCGCCATCTGGTTATATGAAAACCCTAATTTATGCCATATCGTACGCTGCCATGCTATTTCCGCCTTTCTGGGTGAACTGAAATAATCCGCAAAGGTTAGGTAATGCCCTGAATGGAAATCATCAGGTCCATTTCCCACACATTCCTGGTTCATTACCTCGGGATTTCTCCAATCAATATCACTATGTGCTTGTGCCACATTTCTCGCCCAATTATAAATCATAATTCCTCCCAATCTTCTCTGTGGATTTTCAAAAGAACCAGCAACAGACGGATGGACATAATTTTCGTTATAATCCGCAGCGCCGGGGTCAGCACTACCTGTCCTACATTTCTGTGCTAATCTTTTAAATTCGATTGCCTCTGTTCCGTCCCCTGCGATAGGATTTGCGTATTGGTCGTGTGATGGAATTTTATGTGACTGATGTAAATAATTAAATGTAAATGAAGATTTAGATTCGTCCCAATTTAATTCGAGGTCTGGTGTGCCTATAAAATATCCCCTTCTCATTGGATTATAATCAAAATTCTTTGCCTGGTCCCCAAACGTATTACGTCTTGATAATTCATCAAATCGGTATAATTCCATATAATCGACTTGGAAAAATGGACGACCAAAATTATAAAATCTACTATCTGCACCTATACCACCATCTCCCACAATTGTAGGAGGAGCAGAATGAGGTTGTAGTTGTAATGATGCCTTGTATCTATTGATTGTTGTTATATATTTGGGGTCTGTTGTAGGTATTTTCATATCTCTCATCATTTCTCTGTAAGATTCAGGGGTAGTAAAAAATCCATGTTGTTCATTAGGGAATCGCATATTCCTTGTATCACCTACTCTGCCACTGCCAGACCCTGTCCGTGCCAATGGTGTCCCATTTATTAATATTTGCCCTACACCTGTCGGTCCGCTTTTAGCGTAATCACCAGCAGAAAAATCGCTCGATGCCCATCTTTTATGTGTTTTGGGTGGTTCCGCATCTAATAATTCATAAGGTACATCTATACCCTGATATGAATTGACATCTGTGCCTCTCATCATTCCTCTGTGTACATCTCTAAACGAAGCGTAAAATAAATCACCATAGACACCATCATTCCGTAAATTTGTAAAAGCAGTATATGTAAAATATTCCCCATTAATTTGGAAATGTTTAACTCCTCCAACAGGGGCATTTATCCATGTATCGATATCCGCCTGTGAAATACCGACAATATCTACATCCAATATATTATCCTCCGTAAAGGGTATACCTATTGTGCGTCCGTTAGCGTGCATATAAGGTTTTCCTGCTGTTACTCGTGGTAGGCATCCATATAATTTGAATTGAGCGATTGTTGAACCGTAATTAGCATATGCCTGTGTAAAATTTTCTGTAGTGCTTGTTGCTCCTGCCGAATATAATGGTTCCCTTTTCACATAGGTTGTTTCGTTTTCGTTAATATTTTGATTCATAATTACAGCAGGTCGATTTAATCTCTTTTTGACATAATCCTCCACATAATCGCCGTTTCTCACATTTGTTAGTTTTCCAGTCATCTGGTCTGTAATCAATAGGGACAATTCAGTTAGACCGTATACCCCTTTTGGTATATATACATTAACCTCCTTTGTAAATGGGCGAATATCACAGTTTTTGTAATCGGCATCAACGTCCAGACCCCCAGACCCATTCATATGTACACACGGTAGAGGGGTATTGGAACCTCCTAATTTTTCAGGAAAATATGTAATACCTCTGCCCCATGTAGATGTGTCATAGGCGTCTTGTTTTAATCCTTTGTATCCTTTTGTTGGGTCCCTTTTGTATTTAATAGCAAGATTACTTTGAGAATGAGGAACTAATCCATTATCATAAATTTTCTCATAATCTTCGATGTTTGGGTCGCTAACGCTTTCTGCCAAAGGAACCCACTGAGGACTATCATTTATGTAAAAACCAAAATCAATCATTTCATCTATATCTTCTTCGATTTCTATAGATTGTCCCCCAGCACCTCGTTTATTGACAAATGTATCCTGTATCGTAATCTGTGACCCTGCTGGAAGAACCAGCGCTTCGTCGCTTAATTGATATTCCCAGACGTTGTTAAGGGTATCGCTCTTTTTAGACATCTGCCTATTTGCGTCAATATAAATGATTTCGGTTGCTGCCATTTATATAAACATAATAAAAAAAATATACTAATAAAACTATTATCGTTTCCTGCGATTGCCGTATTTGACTGTATTTGCTCGTTTCTGCTTTGCTCTTATCTCCTTCTCATATTCTTTTGCGTAATCACGGTTTCTATTCGACTCAATCGCTTCCCTAATTTCCTCTTCCATCTCTTTCTCTCGTTTCTTTCTGTCTATCTCTTTCTGTTTCTTCTCGTCTTCAATGTCCTTTTTTGTAGGTACACCTTTACCAAATCCTTTCTCTCGTGCATGGTATGCTGCCGAGCGTGCAACATCCTTCCTCTTTTTTCTTTGGGGGGTATCGCCTCTTTTGCTCGCTGCAATCCTCGCAATTTGCTTGCCTTTATTAAATTGTCCCATACCCGCCTTGTTTTCATCGCTCTGCTTCTTACGGTCTTTTATGTTAAATAAAAACGGTGGTCTTTTGCCGAATTGTGCCTTGTATGCCCCAGAATCTAATGTAGTTGTTTTAACTGCTTTTTTCTCTCTGGCAGGTTTAACGACTGCCTTTTTCACAATTTTTAATTTCTTTTTCTTTTTTTGTGCCTCGATACGTGCGTTCCGTTTCATGTCCCCTGACAAAATTGGTTTTTTCTCTTGCTTCTTTTTTGGTGGCGCACCTGGTGGCGGTGGTGGTGGTTTAGACCTATCTATCTTACCATATTCTTTCCCTACTCTTCCTAATTTGCGATTTGCTGCGTTATCTTTATAAACAGGCATTCTTTATAATTAAATAGGAGAAAAAAAAAACCCAAAACATTTACCCAAAATCCACACTACCCTTTATAATTTCTTCAGGTTCTGGCGAATCTTCATCAATTATCCTAATTTTATTGGAGGATTTCCAATCAAAGAATTGTTTGTTAATTTTTAATATTATATCTTCCAATTTACACACACGGAGGAATTCTAATGTAATTGTTTTACGAAATGTTATCCAGAAGCATTCACTGTTAAACTGATTCCATACAATTCTATAGTGCCTGCCAAATGCTTCATTCCAATTTACCCATAAACCAAATAAATGTGAATCTGTCAATAGATTACGGAGAGAACTGTTTTTGACGGAACAATTATATCTCCCCCTCATTACTATTATCAGTAGATAATTTTTCAGGTGAATTTACGAGAGCGTCAACATCCTCCTTATCAGTCCCCCCTACCATCCCTTCCTTTTTGCTCCATAATAATTGGTCATGATTCCTTCTTGCTTCAAGATGTTGTACAGACAGATAAAGCATATCATAATCCTCTTTACGAGAGGCATTAAAAATCTGTAGAAATTCTTTATTACCACCACCAAAGAAAGATAAATCCTCTGCCATCTTTTTTAATTCAGTTTCGGGGAATGACCCGAGCATATAATACGCTGTAGCATTATTCCTCAAAATCCCCGGGAAATATTTCCAATACTGTGTCGTAATACATAGGGACAATTTGCCCTCTTGCACATCGTTACCAATATGACGGTATTTGCTCACCAGACTGCTTATTTCGTCGACCTTGCCTGTCCTTTTAAAATTAACATTGCCAATAATATCATCCAATATAACCAAATATCTGCCCTTTTCTTCATCCTGCTCAATCATTTCAATAATCGTTTCCATTAATTCAGGTGTATATTCTGTAAAAATATAGTCAAAATCTTCAAGCAAATATTTATTGACTGCGTCGTTGGATGCTGTAGAACTGATTAAAATTCGTATCTTAAATACGTCCGCATAAAACCTCTTGCTCATATACAATGAATTTAGTAATGTGGATTTACCTGCTTTGACACGACCTATTATTAAATGTAAATGTACTTCTGGGGACAAAGGGTAAAATAATTCAGGGTCGCCCTGGTTATTCTTATCTTCCTCCACTTTAACAGGGTAGATTGTAAGGTCCTCGTTTTCTTTCTTACTGCTTTCCCTCTTGGATTCCTTCTTCTCTTCCTCGAAATCTCGTTTTTGGTATTTAAGACCCTTATTATCTGCCATTTATATAATACTACAAAATAATTAGGAAGATTATACTACAATCCCTACACCTTTGTTTACAATGTTGGGTAGGGTGGGAATCCATTCGCTTGACGATATATTCTTATATTTTCCCTTTGTAAAAGGAAGAATAGACTGTGTGCCCTTTTTTATATTCTGTAAATTTTTTCTTATATCAATACAACGAGCAACTGTATTCCAATGTACATGTCTATAATCCCATCGAATTTCACTCTTGCAAAATTCGCAGGTAAAGCGTTTCTCCTTTCTTTTTTCATTTGCTCTCCTGCCCACTTTATTACGGTGGTATTCCGCCAACCTCTGCTCTCTTATTTGCTCTTCTGTTCTGTAAGCGCGCAGTCTGTTGACGCATCCTCCCTGTTCAATATAATGGTCCTCACGTTTCCGCAATTCTCGAATATCATCCCCCTCCCATTTTTCAATAATTTCAGGTTCCCCTACTATAAAGGTCTCAGGCAGATTTGCTGACCAACCCATCGCCTTCCTTCTTCTCATTGCTATTGTAGAACCATAATATACATCCCCCGTTTCTAAACACGTTAATCTATAAACTACACCCTTCATATAAATATATATCGTTATGATTTCTTTAACTAATATTTTTTAATATAAATATTTTGTTGTTTTTTTATATTTGGATATAGTATAATGTCATATTTTGAGGATATTTCTAAATACAGCGGTGATTTATCTGCCCAGAGAGATAATTTCCAATCTCTTATAGGAAGAACTAAAGAAAGATTATCTGCCGAAAATCAGGCAAAATTTGATGATATTACACAACGATTTGAGATGATTGGCGGCGCCATTTCTGCTGCAGGTATGAGCGGTCATGCTTTTTCCAAAGCATTTACGGGGGCAGGGGCAAAGGGTACATTTGAGGAACAGATGGACAAATTAAAAGCAAAAACACTGGAAAATAATCCTGAATTTAGTGATTTTTTGAGCGATGCGAGGTCTACAGCAGATTCCTTTGGTGATAATTTTTCAACAAAAATGGGTGACGGCGGTATGAATAAAAATACTATCCAAATGGGAGAAATTGGTGAAATATACGAGGGAGAAGGGGAGGTGTCGCAGACGGCACAAGACGCCTATAACCAGGCACGTGCACAATTACTCGACCCCTCATTACGCCCAGACGCCCCTGACAGCAGTATTACGGCAAGAGGAAATAAATTAGTTGGAGATGGTGATAGGGTCAAGGCGGCGGATATTTACGCAAGCGATGGAAGATTAGCATATCCAGGACCCAAACAGATGATGCCGAGGGGTAATATTGGCAGTAGTGTTGCGAACGCTGGAGCAAAAGACGTTAGTAGGATAGGCGCCTCATTACATCCAGAGGTAGACGGTGCTGGTCAATTATTACATAACAAACCAACAAAAGGTCTTACATTAAATGCTCCTACTCAAACCGCTACTTCAGCAGATTCATCTATAGGATTTCATAATATTGAGGAATTACGGTCCGTAAATTCTTCCTTACGTCCTACACCAGGAGGTGTCGAGACTGGACGAGTTCGCCCTAATTTTGACCCTATTACAGGAGCAAGAGCAAAACCCATGCCTGGAGGCGTGCCTGATTTAGAAACAAAAATGAATCCAGGACTATTAAAAGATATAGACGCATTACCAGACCTTGATGATGATTTTAACCCAGTTGTTCCCAAAACGGACACCACAGTGCCCACACCCGCTGTTCCCGCGCCCGCCGTTCCCGTGGCACAGGCAGACCCTGACGCAATCCTCCCTGCCAGACCAGACCAAACTACCGCAAATCCAGAAGGAACGTCTACGGCGACTAGCGGAAGACAAGGTCCTGGTAAATTAAACCTTGTGGATGTAGATAATGATATCGATACGGCAGAAGGGACTACCGCAGAGGGTTACGCCAAAGACGCAAAATTACAACAAAGAGAGACAGCGGGGGGTCCAAAATTCGAAAATGTAAAACCTTCTGTTGGCGAGGGTGATTTAAATTTCGCCAATAAGGGTGGTCTATTAGGAGAAGGTGAAGACATACTGCAATCTGCCGAAAGTGCTGCTTTAGGAGATTCAAGGGTATTATCACAATCTAAAAATACTATAGGAGCATTTGTTGAAGGATTGGGTGCTGAAGAAACGGGCGCAAAAGCGGCAACTATGGCGGCAGAAGCAGGAGGAATGATGGAAATGGCATCGGGTGCGGGTGAGGCAATAGGTGCAGGTATTCTTATTGCTGGTGTGCTTCATGATGTATTACAAAAACCAGAGGCAGTCGCAACTAATCTACCTAATGTTGGTAAAATTGGTTTCGACCCTAATGCGATTGGCGGTAGTATGGTAGAGGGTAGTTCTGGGATTGCCTAATATTTCCATAGGAAAAAAGACCCTAAAACCCTACCCACCCAAGTAAAAACAAAATAAATTGAATAAATAATATAAATCCTCCTATATATCACGAGGGTCTTGGAGGATATTGACTATATGGGGTTCTTCTACATCTTTAGGAGTTTCTACATCTTCTTCTTCCTCATCGTCTTCTGGGTCTGGGTGGGTGGGTTCTGTGGGTGGTCGGTAATATTCTAATCCTTGCTGTAATTTATCTATATGTGTCCCTGTTAGCACGTCTTCCTCATCAATTTGGTCTAATATATGCTTGAGGTCATTATATTCCTGAATCGTATTCGCTTTATCTAAATGCTTATATTTTATATCTTTCCATTCACGAATTTTATCATTACCCTTTTTCATCAATTTATTGTAAATTTTGATTTCTTCCTGTTCATTTAGTACCCTTTCTCTTTCTAATCGTTCCTTACGTTGTCTTGTCTTTGTTTCTTGGATAATCTCTTTTTCCCTCTTTATTTTTTGTTTTTTGCGACCATCTGCTAATGCTCGTAATTGTTTCTCTGTTAGTTTCTTCTTGGGTTTCTGTAGTCTTTCTTCAAAATCCATCATATAATTAGTATATATTTTATTTTATACGTTTTACCCTTGCCACATTACGCCATACCCTGTGGAACCCAAATCATCCCCGCCTTGTCCACCGTCTTGATTGAATACATTACCGTATTCATCCATTGCCATATTGAAATATCTTGTGTCTGGTCCTGCCACTCTTCCTCCCTTTTTTACATTTGCTGGTTTATATTGGTCTTTCTCTATTTTCGCCAAACGAGATGCAACATCTTGGTTAGATTTTACCCCTATCTGTCTTTTATCTCCCTTTCTTGCTAATATTTCTGCTGCCCTATCTTGACCCTGTCTTCTTTCAAATTCTTTGTCGCTCTGCCGTATCTTTTGGTATTTGGCATCATTCTTCCCTTTCTCTGTTAGTGCTTCTTGTACCATGTTGGCAATCTGCGCTCTGTGTTCCGCCATCGCACCTACGGGTGTAGGTTCCGCAAATTCACCCTGATTTTTCAGTGGTGCTTTGCCTGCCCTCACCGCCGCTGCTAAAATCTTATCTTGTAGTTTTGTCCCCTTTACCTTTTTGGGCGGTTGTATGAGTTGCTTGCCTGTACGCCTTGCTTTTAATTCTGCGTTTGTTAATATTTCTGTTTTTGCCTTTTCTTTTACATCAATTAGTCTACCTTCTCTTCTTTCAATTGTTGCCAGTCTTTTCGCCTTTCCTGCCGCTATTGCCGCCCTTGTTTCCGCAGTCGAAGGTTTTACGCCTTTTCTCACCTTCTCTTTTCTCGCTATTACTGTAGGAACTGCCTTCTTACCTTTTATTCCTAATTTATTAAAGGCATCTTGCACACCACCAGGTTCATATGTTAATCTGCTTGAGGTCCCTTTTGTAAGCATGCCTGATGATGGAGGCACTATGAGTTTCTTGGGACGAATATCACCATATTTTTCATTCCATTCTGCTATTTTTTTATTATATCTTTGATTTGCCTTTTTAATCTTTTCATATTCCTTTTTTTGTTCTGGTGACAATTCTTTCAATTTTCTGCCACCGAGGAATGCTTTATTTGTTTGGGGTTGTCTGGGTTTTGCGGGTATTTTTGGGTCATTTTTGGGCACAATCCCATCACCGCTATCTCTGGTTCTTGTTTTTACACCACCTTTGACCTGGTCTACAACCTCTCCAGACCGAATAAATTCAGCATCACCTCTTTTATTTCCCTTAAAATATCGAGGATTACGTACAGGGCGGACTTGTACATTATCCGTTCCTAATTCGCCACGTAGCAGTGCTTCCTTCCTATCTTTATACAAAGGTTTTTTGCCTTCTTTCTTGGCGTAATCCGCCCTTTTATTTTTAATGAATCCTGCATTGGCACGACCGGGCGCACGAACCTGATACGGACCCAATTCTATAATACCAGGATTACGGATAGAACCCTCAAAATCACTGTCAGTTCTTACAACAACGCTTTCTATATCTTCTTGTTCGAGCGTGGGCGTGCTGGGTTTATTATCTGGACCGTAAAAACCCTGTCTTACATGTTTAAATCCAGATGCATCCACAGGGGCAGGACCGCTCTGTTTTACCTCCCTTTTAATACCGCCGCCGATTTCAGCAAATCCACGTTGTCCTTTTCTTGGTGGATTGTATCTTGGGTCTACCACAATCGTTGAAGGGTCACGATTAGGGTCATTCGCCTCTCTAATATCCCTGTCGCTTGGAGGATAAGGATAACCTCTGGGAACATAATTTAGTGTCGCTATCCTCTGTTCTTCAGTCATATCATCTGGGTCATTTGGTATATACGCAGGACCTGGCGGTGTCTGCGGTCCTTTAAACTGCGTACGATATGGATTCCAATTCTTGTGTGATGCTTTAGAAAGGTCGAGGCGTGGAGGTGCTTTCTTCCTAAATTTTTCTGTTTCCTTCGGTAATGCTTCCCGAACCGCCATCAATCTATCATCCAAATTATTACCAAGCGTAGTCAAATTAAATTCAGTTTCTGGGACATATGCTCCTAAATAACTGGAAGGAAACAGACGACCACTCGATTTATATTTCCGTTCCATTCCACCCTGAAGTTCCGCATAAGAAACAAATCTCGTAGGGATATCTTTTTTTCCTACTACAGAAATAGGAGAATTTTTGTGTTCCTCGAATTTACGCTCTATCATTTCATCCAAAGATTCCTTTTTTACGGTTCGTATTGGTTTCTTTATTTCCCTTTTTTTAGGAGGAATCACAACTGCTCTCTGCGGTTTCTTTTTGGGTTTGGGTTGGGAGGGTTTCTTGGGTTTTTCAAAAAATTCATCAAAATCACTGTCCTTTAGACCCTCAAATGCGTCTTTAACAGGTTGTTTTTTTTTTCTTGGGACACCTCGTGGCGGTTTTGGAGGCGGTCTTTTGGGGTCATCTTTGCCGAATTCCTTTCTTGCTTTTCTATATACCTTGCCCTTTTCATTTAGTTCTTTATTCAATTGTCTTTTTTTCATTAGTTGTTTGGAATATTCATCATTATATTTTTTATCACTATCTCCCTTTTTTTTAGCAGGTTTCTTCTTTTCATCTTTCGTAATCTCATCGTAAGAAGGAGGTTTAGGTTTAGACACCTTCTTTCCTTTTTCTTTTACCCCAAAACCATATTCCTCTTCATCATCGCTATCTATAACCGTGACCTTTTTGTCGTATTTAGGTGCCTTTTTCACAATTTTTTTCTTTTCTTTTCTCGCTTTAGTCCTATCTAATAATCGTTGATATTGTGGTGTATTCGTTGTTTTTTTTTCTGGTTCCTTTTTTGCTTTCGATGGTATTTCCTTACCAGCACGTCCTAATTTTCTGTTTGCAGCATTATCCTTGTAGTATCGTTTCGCCATATGTATAATATTAGATTTTAATTTGTCCCTTTAATTTAATGACGCCCATTTCAAATCCAATCACCACCCATTTAATAGAAATTACAGATATTATTAACAGCAATGTAATTGCGGACAATGATTCCACTGCGACTAATGAAATAATTACAGATGCTAAATATCTTGAAATGGCGGAAGATATGAAAAGGGTTGTAGATGCGAAAGATGAAGAGGTAAAAAAATATAAAAAGGAAGCAATAGATTATAAACATACTATACTACAGGTATACGGAATTGTCCATTATATTGCGGACGTTTTGTCATTGATTGACATGGATGAACTATTTCCTGCTGATATGCCTTTGGGTGATTTAATGGAGGTCGTAAGGGCAAAATTAGAAAAAAAAATATTGTAATATTTTAAAGAATGTCCCAAATAGAGATTGTTGGAAGAGCGGATAATTTATATTCATCCTATAATGCCCTACAGATAAATGCAGACGGTTCGGTAAATGTAAACAGCACAGACCCAGAGAGAACTGTAATAATTTATGAAGCGTCCTTATCAGGAGGGGGTGCTTCATCGACTATATTTAATTTGACAGGAGGTAGGAGGGTTCGTATTTATGGTAATACGGACAATTCAGCGTTTTTAATGGTACAGTATGCTATGACCCTTGTAGATGGTGTATATGATTGGCAATTTATTGACCAGATTAATCCTCTTACAATAAATGGAAATGTCGTTGTAAATAAATTAATAGAGGTTCCGCCTAATTATTTACGATTTATTAATACAGGAGGAACTCATCAAATTTCATTTCGCATAATTATAGAAAAATAATTTGTAATCCTAAAAAATTTTTATTTACATATGATATACAATGAGCGGAATAACACAAATTGTTGGTCAAGCATCGGGGGTTTCCTCACTACTATCGGTCGATTCATCAGGCAGGGCAGTTGTTAGAGATGCCGACAATATTACACAGACCACGGCAATCAATACAAAACTAACTGCTATTGATGCTGTCCTTGATAATTCTTTAATTCAACAGACAGCAGTCAACACAGCACTTGGAACAATTGACGGTGTTCTCGATAATTCTTTAATTCAACAGACAGCGGTCAACACAAATCTTACCGCAATTGACGCAGTTCTGGATAATTCTTTAATTCAACAGACGTCAGTTAACACTAATCTCGGTACTCTTATTACCTCCAATGCGGCAATCAAGACCGCAGTGGAAGGCACACTAACAGTGTCTGCACCAGCGATTACGACAAGCGTTTCTACAGTATCAAATGCCGTTTCTGTAGCGGATAGTGCGACTTCTACCACATCCTCTGTAGATTTAGGGGGAGTTCGTCACTGTGCCGTTTTCGGTGAACTTGGCGATATGTCAGCAAATATAGTTGTTCAGGTTTCTGCTGATGATTCCACCTTTTATGATAACACAGAACAGACCGTATACATTTCAGCAAGCAATTACTACAAGACAATGGAGATAGATGCGAGATACATTAGATTAAAATACACAAATTCGAGCGGTTCGGCACAGACATGGACTGCGATTGTTTCAAGGAAAGCGTAAAAAAATGCGTACCCAAAAACCCACCCAACCTACGCAAAAATATATATACAGAATAATTGAGATTAATCTTCCTAATTATTTTGTAGGATAATTGTAATGAGTAAAACTAAAGAAGGTCAATGGATTACTAATGAAGATATCAGCAACAACCAGGCGTCTACGACAATATTACACACAAGAGAAGCAAAATTTTTAAGACTAATAGGGGATATGACGAGCGATTTATCCAATCTCACATTATGCGGGGCGGTAGATGGTGATAGCACCTCATGGGTCAAGATTGCTGCTATTACAAAAGGAGATAAACACCTTGATGATAATGCTTTTAATACAAATAAATTTGACCTTGTATGTTTTATAGACCATCCGCCTAAACACATCCGTGTTGGTAATATATCAGGCACAAATGCAACAGGGGTAAATCTTTGGTATAAATTAGGATATTAAAAAATTAAATATTTTGTTATTATAGGAGATTAAGGAATTACCTTGAAAGCAGAAGAATTACCCAAAATACAATTAACTAGAAGCGTGTCGCTCGCACCAGGCGCAGCACCGTCTCTACCGCTAAATAGCAACTGCACTGTTTCTCCCTTTATAGGTAGGACCACGAAGAATGGTTGATTTGCCGTACCGTTTAATGTATGAACTAAAACCCTATTCGCTTCTCCTCCCTTTATTAGATTATTATAGTATACCTGAACCTGAAAATTAAAGGTACAGGATGCTGATATAGATAGACTACCGAAAGACATACAATTTTGTATTCCCGTACTAATTGCTGATAAATCTCCCCATTTTTGCTTAATGGAAAGACTGCGAGATTTATATGTATTTAATTTTAATTCACGGTGAGCAGATTTATGTAATTCCATTTATATGTATAGTATATTTTTATTTTTAAGATTAATCCCTGAATTTTTTATATTATATTAATATATAAAATGTCAGCACCTGTAGTAGAATCCGTAAACACCAAATACATCAGTATTGTCCCAGAAAATGGGGAGCAATTCACCCCAGGACAGAAGATTATATACAACCTCGAACCCAATATTGGATTTATGAAGCGAGATAGTTATTTTATTTTTGACCTCCTAAATATGACCGAGGATTTTGGTCGATATGGTCTAAATGCTCTTGCTGGTGTCCATTCGATTGTGGAAAATATCCGCATCTATTCCAAAATGACAGGTGTTCTTCTTGAATCCTGCGAAAACTATGGGCAAATCCAGGGTCTTATCCATCAATACGGTCATGATGACAGGGAGGATATTGTGTCAAAAGAAGGCGTTGGTATACCCTGTATGGCAAAATTTAATGCCATCGGCGGTGGTTCTATCAGGTCTTTGCTTGAATGCCAAGAAATTGAAAATCAGCGATTGTCCCCTGTAGATACAGCAGGTAATCCTAAATATACACAGCAACGGTATATTATGTCGCTTCGTTGTGGTATTTTTAGATATTTTGATGCAGAACGCCTTATCCCTATCCTCAATTTTGGCGGATTACGAATTGAAATTAACCTCCAACGCCCAGAATTAGTCTTACAGAAATTATCCTGTTCTGTTGCGAGTGCCGCCTCGCCTACAGGTTTTGCCAACAGTGACCTAATCAATACAGGTGTCGCCTGTGCTGCTACTACCGCAGGTGCTGGTGCCAACAATTCTATGACAATCCTCGGTATTGGTCAGGTTGCGAACTGTGGTTTCGCCGTTGGTAATAATATCCGTATAGAAGGTGTAGAAACTGCTGGCGGCGCTGCTGTGGACGTGAATAGGACGATTACGGCGATTGTGGATGCCGCCGCCGCAAATACGACCACAATTACATTTGCTGGGGGTGCTCTTAATGATTTGAATGCTAATGCGACTATTAAATATCTTTCTACCGTTACTCCTCCTAATTACCGGGTCCAAAATACAGAAATGCGTGTGTGCCAGGTTGTACCAACCAAACAGCAGGAAGCAGATTTAAGACAATCTCTCAATTACGAATTTACTACATGGGACCTTTTCCTCGATAATATCCCAACAGCAGGCGCACGGCACCAAACTCCTCTTAATTCAGTAGCGAGCAAAGCATTGGCAATCCTTTCTATGCCTTATGATTCCTCACAAGAAGCAAATCTTTCCAATCAGCAGTATTATTCAGGCGATGTTCCATCCAATACTAACCTCAATTCAGTTCAGTTCTTTATAAATAATAGACTATACCCCCTCCGTGCCTACAACCCACAGACCCTCAATGACAGGGTTCTTTCGCTAAATGAAACGCAAAAGGCACTAAAATCAGTGGGTCTTACGCCTCTCTGTCTTGGACGTAATATAGGTAGTGATTTAGAAAATTATAACCAGACGTTCCTTGTTTCTCGTGAATTAGCAAGAAATGGGTTTGTATTTGATTTGAGAAACGCAGAAGCAGAGATTAGAACGTCTTACAGTGCTGCAAGAACGAATATTACGAGGGTTAATACATTTGTATTCTCCAAAAAAATTATAGAAACGACTGAATCAGGCGTCGCTGTTATTTTGTAAATATATAGGAGGATTATTTCTTTATTTTACCCCTGCTCTTTTTGGGTGATGGGTCTTGGGTTTTTGGGTTTTTTATAAAATGTTTTTCCATATCCTTAAATTTTTCTTTATCTTTCAGTTTATTAAAAGGATGGTCTTTCCCCAGTGTAGACGCATATTTTTTTAATTCTTCATCTTTTAGATTCTTATCTAATTTATCTTTGGCATTTGGGTATTTCCAGTTTTTCGGTTTAGAAATCGGCATATATATTAGGAAGATTATTTTTATAAAGATAATCCCTATTTTTTTTATATTATATAAATATATAAAATGTCAAACCTCACAGATTACTCCGTAAATGATACCCCAATGATGATGGATATTCGTAGTGATACCCTCGAACCAATTACAGGTGTACAGGGGACTTCTCGCCGTTTTGTGTTTCGCCTTGACCAAGCAGGTTATTTAGATTCGAACTCAATGCTCCTATTTAAATTACAGGGTGCCGTGAATAACACGAACCGTGTCAATTGCTGGAATGGCGGTTTGGGTGCAATTAAGCGTGCCACCTTCCAGGTTGGTGATTTCGTCATTAATGATACTGATGGATGTAATGAAATCGCAACGCTGATGAACCTTGCTTCAGTTCCTCCTTCAGTCAAAAATCAATACTGGGGATGGTTCTTACAAAATCAATTACACACAAAGGTGCTTGATAGTGATGTGGATACTCTCACCCAATATACACGAGGATTTGCGGGTGGTTCAGGTAGTATTGTTGTAGATAAGACTAAATCAGGTATCAATCTTGGTGACCAAAATAACAACAACAACGCCGCAGCAGTGAATTCGTGCCGTATTAGTAGTAATTCGGCGAATAACCAGCAGATTGGTATTCCTCTTGGGATGATTTTCCCAGCACTCAAGGGACGAACAATCCCCCTATTCTTGTTCCAGGACTATAGAATATTGCTTTCTTTTGAATTCCACGACGGTAGTGAATTTACGAATGATATTACACAGGTCCGTGGGACCGCAGTCAACGCCGCTACAGGCGCCAACCCGGGAATGCAGGGTCTATTGAATTGTATGTCTTACGCTGATGTGAAACTACAGGTAGATTACGTGATTATGCCTGCTGAAATACAGAACAAAGATAGAATGATGACAAACCAGGACGGTGGATTACGCCTTGATTTCCTCGATAGTATAAGGGTAGAAAAACAATTACGAGTCGCACAGGTCAATCTTGAACAAGAGGTTGAACACAGAATTGGTGCTGATAATAAGGAGGTTCATAAAATATATATGACTAAACGTTTTACAGATACTGCCGTTGCCAATAAACAGGAACAGACTTGTATTTTCCTACAGCAACGATGCGACGCAATTAATCAGGAGGAATATAATGTTAATATTGATGGAATAAATGTGTTTCATGATTGGAAATGGTCACCTACCTCGCAGTATGACGAAGCGTCTAACTGCCTTGGTAAAGATTTAAAGGTGCCACGCCCTGTCTACTGTTATGACGATAATACCATTTTTAATGCTCTTACGCCAACCTGTTCGGGTCTTGCTGGACAATACAAACCGCTCTGCCTTGATTTATCTAACGGTAATCCAGGTGTTCTCGGTTCTGGGCGTAATATAGGAGCATACCCAATTATATGGAAATATAAACGCCGTCCTTCTGGAACGATTGCGACCAGAAATTTTGCATTAAATGGTGCTATGGAGGTTAACTACTATATGCTGGTTTCAAAAACCGCTACCATCAAAAGCACACCTATGGGTACAAATGTCCTAGTATCATATTAAACAATAGAATGTGTCTGCGGCAATGCCGCACTAAAAATAATATCTTCTTGTTTTAATTCCTTTTTATTTAGGATTTTATTAATTTTCAATATATCTTTTATAGATAATTGATAGTTCATTATATTATTAACATTGTCAATAGATGCTTTGTGGCATTCCGCCATCTGTTCATTATATTTACAGTTAGAATTACAAGAGAACCGTTTACATAACCATTTTAAAAGACCCATGTTTACGTAGTATGTATATAGTAAAATATTTTAATTTATAATTTTTATCTTTCCTAATATATATGTTTGATTATACATGCCATCTGTGTGGTAATGAAGAGGAATGGTGCAACCGTGGATTTAACCTGTGTGGAAAATGTATGGAGATTAGGAGGATTGTTGCTGTATACAAGGTAGATAGTGTATTAAAAACGCTCAAAGACGTTTATGTAAGAGGACAGACCCCAATAGAGAATAGGACAAAAGCACAGAAGGAATATAACCTGCGTAGTAGCAAAGAATCCACATAGGATATAATCCGTTTCATTCGACTATTGGGAAAAAGCGAACAAATAAAATATTGTAGTATTTATATGAACGAACATTTAGTAGAAGCAGGACCATACAAAGGATGCCTTATGATTATAAAAGGAGGACAAATCATTTATACACCCGCCCCAAAGACCCAAGACCCAGTCCCAATGAAACTCGCCACAGGTCTGGCACGCCCAGATTCTCCTATAAATAAATGTAAAACAGGTGAATGTGAAATCCTCGAATGTATCGAGGAATGTGATGAAAGCGAAGATGATGCTATTGGTTTGGAGAAACTGCTAACGCATCCAGGTCTATCTGTCATTACAAGGAATAAATTGATGAAACATTTAGACGAATCTACGGTTCATCCAAACCTATTGGTACAATATTATGATGTAGTCGTAGACGCATTACTAAAAAAGAAGACCTTCAAGGCATCGATTGAGTTAGGAGAAAAGACCCTCAAATAGATTTTATTATAAATTTTTTATATTATAGTATAGTATAAATATGAATTTCAACCTGGTTAGTCCCTATGATTCGGCACACGCCTTTACCGCAAGGTTTAAGGAAGATGTGCAAATTCCCAAAAATTCATCAGTGTATTTAAACTATGCTAAAATAGAGAGAGATAGGAGAATTGTGCTTGATGAAGAAAATACTATAGAACTCATATATGATTATCCTCTACCCATGTTTATTCCAGGCACACCTGCGACAAAAACAATGATAAATAACGCAGAACAGACAGTTACTATTCCAAAGGGAACATATAGTGCTACGTCGCTTGCTGAAGAGGTTAATAAAAGAATACAGACATTATTCAACAGAAATACCGCCGTCCAAAACACAAGAGGGATGTATAACTGCGGACCCCTGAATGTTATTAATTTTAGAGAATCGAATGGACCTGTAGGAGAACTTGTAAATAATAGGGGTGAATCTGGTTTTCTTCTATCTGTGATACAGAATCAGGTAGATAGTGTATACGCAAATGCTCCTAAAGATACGAATGGATTACAACCACTAAATTCCTATATAAATGCGGAATTTGTAGCGGATGCCGCCAACCAGACCAATCACACAGGGAATGCTGGGGATGCGGCGACTGGGATTGCCTACAGAAAAACGGCGGATGTGGTAGGGGTAAATACATATGATAACTACGCCATATCACAGCAACCATTACAGCATTACGCAGTCAAAACATTTGGAACAAACCTTGTAAAATCTGCCAATAATAATCAGTCATTATTTGTTTCAGCAGGGGGAGATATTGAAAATCATATAGAAGAATGCCCACGACTATGGGCAACAACAAGGAGAAATTTGGATAATATAAATGTAGCAAACGGAAACGGTCGTGAATTCTGCGGTTTATACAGTCAACCCTATGCCAGCGGTTTACCACAGATAAATCCTGCTAATTTAAATACAATGGGTTTTTCGGCAGACCCAAAAAGAACGAGAGGGACTGCTTCCACTAATGGTGTGGGTAATGAAAATCCAAGATTGGAAGACGGCGTACCACAGTGTTATTTCGGTGTAGAGATAGGGGGACAGAACGGAGCAGCAGGAAATTACAAAACGCTCAAGGTATATGGGTGTGCCCAGGATGTTGGGGGCGCAACGGAACCGCCCACTCAAGCAAACGCTGCACTATTCCCACACGGAGGTGCCAAAATAGATAGGATGATATTACTAAAGACGATTGCTCTTGACGATGTAGTGGACGGAGGACCTCTTGTAAGCGATGATGATGTAGTATCCTTTGCTATAATCCCCCATTATAAAACACAGTATCTATCCGGGAGGAACGATAATCCAACAGAATCAGTCTACCAGGGATTTGTGAATAGAACAAAATTACATTTCTCTGTTTGTTTGAAGACTACATCAGGCGGGTGGAAGGAGGTTTACGATAGTGGCAACCACGCCCTAAATGACATAGATTGGCATATATGGGGGCAGTTGTTGGAAGGCGGTAATGAGAGATTTATAGACACACAGAGCAAGGACATGATTAATATGAATATCCCATTTCATCCCTTTTTATCCAGTACATCTACTAACGGAGGATTTCAAAGGGTAACCTTTACACAATTCGAGCGTGGACCAGATACAGAACCCAGGGTTTTAATAGACAGATTACGATTCAAATTCAGTAGTGAATTATCTTCCTATATAGATAGTAGTAAGGTTGAGGTAGCGAAAGATGGACAATCAGTCGTACAGCAATTTACATCCCACACAATTTATCCTACCCTACCACATTATACAAATGATTTCTTCCCAATTCTTCCATTCTTTAATAATTTAGGAGGGGTCGACCAGCAGTTTGCAGGGTTGGTAGCATTAGATGATTTATACGCAGACACGAGCGATGATGCCTATGTTATTTATATAAACAATCTTCCATTAAAAAATTATAAAAATACAAGAAATTCAAGACTGGTTAGCGAAACAAAAGGGGGATATAATAAGAATATATTGGCGAATGTTCCTTTGCCATATCAAACACAATATCTTGTAGATAATCGCCTCATTGGATACTACGAACCATACCTCAAAGCAATCAGCGATATGAAGAACCAGAATTTTAAAACAAATTATTTCGATATAGAAATACGTAATGCCCTCGACGATAGTCCTGCTTCATATCTACGCAGTGCTGTTATTAATTTTACCATTGTGGACAAGAAATCCAAATTAATCAATTAGATTATCTTTTGTAATCCTCCCCTTTAAATAGGAGGAAATAGTTTTTAATTTATTTATTAGTATTATAATTATTTCATACACACCGATTTCTATGTTATTAGCAGACATTAGGAGTAATTGTTGAAACATTATAATATAATATTATATTATTATGGCAAAACCTACGAACCAGAAATTATATGACAGGATTAAAGCAAAGGTGTACAAAGACAATCCCAAACATTCTGCCTATAGAAGTGGGCAGATTGTGAAGCAATACAAGGCGGCAGGTGGGACGTATGAGGGTAAAAAGACTGACAAAAAGGGATTAGGCAGGTGGTTTGATGAGGAATGGAAAACAGAAAAGGGTAAGAAAACATACAAGGAAGGTGGGACTATTTTTAGACCTACCAAAAGAATAACTAAAGATACGCCTAAAACAATGGGGGAATTATCAAAGGCAGATAAAGAAAAGGCGATTAAGGAAAAGAAGAAAAAAGGGAGGGTAAAAAAATATTGATATATATATATGGACGATTTTAAAAAGAACAAACCTTTGTATAAACCAAAGAAATCAACAAGAGCAGGCAAGAAGGGCATGGTGTATGTTATGAAAGATGGTAAGAAACGCCTAATCCATTTCGGTGATTCGACGATGAGTGATTTTACAAAACACAAGGATAAGAAAAGGCAGAAGAATTATTTAGACCGTTCAGGCGGTATTCGTAATAAAGAGGGAAAATTAACAAAGAATGATAAAAATTCGGCAAACTATTGGTCCAGAACTGTAAATTGGTAATCGCAATGTAAATATAAATATAAACTGTAATTTTTTTATATTATAGTATATTATAAAAATGCCAGTCCTCAAGAAACATTTCAGTATCTCGCCGCTCAATGACAATCCTATGAATATTATAGGAGGTTCCGTGATTTCTGGGGGGTTCTCTCACAGAGATGGGTTCCCAACTATTCGGTTCTCCCTGCCCTCCCAGATGGCACTGTTAGAAACATCCACGCTGCACCTTGTGGGTCAATTCGTCGTAAAGAAAACGGCGGATAACACTATTTTTGATGATGCCGTAGTCGCTAATGATAATCTTAACAACGCTAGTGCCAACCTTACTGCTGCCACCATTACGAATATTCCTAATTGGGGGGGTATCAAGAATGTTGTAGACAAGGTTGTTGTACAGAGCAAGAAATCGCAGGTCGAACTCACATCCGCAATTAATTACGCACAATACGAAGGTCTTTTAGAATGTTATACACATAATACGGACGATTATCTTGAATCGCCCCTGACACGAGGTCTTGCTTCAGGTTCGAGCGCAGGTCTTGTTAATCGCAGAATTAACCGTGCCGCAGACCCCGCCACGATGACAGGTATTGCCTCTACTAATGATAAATGTATAGGACAGCATTTCTCTATCCGCCTCAATCTTGACCTTCTTAATAGTCTTCCTTTACATTTAGGAAATGATTATACAGGGGGTCTTCTTATATCTGTTCACCTCAATCCAGATTCACAGTTATTCTGTAATCGATTTAATGATTACGATGTGGCACAGGTCGCCGCCGCCAATTCCGCCTCCACCATGTCCTATGTGCTAAAAAATCTTAAATTAGAGGGACGATATGTTATTCCTACCTCACAGGAACTGGCACAATATCCTTCTGCGGTGATGCTCAATTCTCGCCTCAATCTTATCAACGATGTCCAGTCTTCTATTAACAGTAATTCCTATACACCACAGTTATCTATGGTTAAATCTATGGTTAACCTTTTCCTCGATAATGACCAGACAAATAACGTACAGAAAAACGCCAACAATTTCCGTCACGCTGTGGGTGAGCGTGCTAATCAGCAAGGTAAGAATGGTCTTCGTTATCCTTTTGATTACAAGACAGAAATGGTCCCATTCTTTGATTCTGCTGTAGAAAGAGGGACAGCAGCAAACGGTATAAATCCTCCTACTATGCCTCATCCTGTGATGCAGATGGGTGATTGTGAGGTGCGCCGTCAGTTTGAACACGCTCTTCTTGGTGGTAAATCCCCTTACCATTCCTCCGCAACCCTTAAACAGCAAAATGCCAGTCTTGTGGCAGATGCTTCTGTTTACGCCGCAGGGACAACCACCCTTGCCAAGAATAACATGGTGCCAAACGCTGTGGGTGTGGGCGCTGATTACACATTTGGTATGGGTAATATACAGAATTTTGTTAACCAGGATTACAATCTTACTCTGGAATCTGGTGTCAATACAGGTAATGCCAAACTACCAGCAGGCAGGTCTGGTGCTAATGCGACCAACCCACTGCTACAGCAGACCTTTATCCGCCACCTATCCCCATTCAATTTACAGACCCTTGTTAAATCTATGTAAAAATATTTAAAGGTATAACGATATGTATATATAAATATGGATGTATCTACCGCTGCTGATATTATGAGGGATGAAATCCTCCGTCTTGAAAAGGAGAATACAGAACTAAAGAAGGAATTGAGTGCCTGGAAACGAGAGGCAAATAAAATGAAAGATGAACTCGATACTATTAAAGATTGGGAAAATGAACACGATAGGGTGGTCGATGAATTAGAACACGTTTGTGATAAATATAATGAGATGGAACTCGTTTATGAAGAAACACAGGCAAAATACGAACAGGCGCTTCGAGAGAATGATAATTATTAAAAAAATAGTTAAAGGTATATCGTTATAAATCTTTACGTATTATTTATAATGGATACAATCACTGAAAGCGATGTAATCGCAACTGTACCAAATTCACAGGAATTAGAATATATTAACAACAGTTTTGCATCTTGGCATATAAATTTTTATTTAGACAATGGATTCTCTGTAGATAGGAGCATCAGGCGTGGTATGGAAGAATACATAGAGCAACTTATGGAGGAATTAATTCACCTAAAAACCCAGAATACCCAGCAAACCCCACCCACCCAGACACAAAAAGGGATAGAGATAGGTCGGTAGTAAATCCTCCTAATTATTTTTGATTAATTTTATTGTATTATTTTTATCGTAATTATTACTAAGAATTTGTATCTACTATTTGTATATACAGATTTGGGTGTTTGGGTTGTGGGTATTTGGGTAGCATTAAAAATGTTATTATCTTTCAACTATAAAAGGGACACAATGCTGTTAGGTATGGGATTTTAGTGTGGTGATTTCCGTCGTATTAGTACAACACGAAAACAAAGCGATTGACTGACTGACTGACTGACTGAAAGAAATAAAAAAAAGAAATAAAAAAAAAACAAATAAAAAAACAAACAAAATGGCATACAAAATGAACAAGGTTAAACACAGCGATATGATGGCAAAAGACCTCGCAAAGGGCGAATGTGAGGCACACTACACCTGCGAATCGCATTTCGTCTGTCCTTGGGATTTGGAAAAGGTTGACGATACAGCGGGTTGTGATTGGTGGATTAAATGGGATAGGTTGTATGTAAACATCCACGGTGAACGTTACGAATACGGTCCCATGTACAGCGGACCTGACAATCCCGAAACAAAGCATCCTTCCCACGTTGAAATCACCGATTACCCGATGCATTACAAGGATGTCGATTGTGTGGATATGTGCCCCTGCGGTGATGGTGAAGGGGAAATACAGTATAGTGAATACGATTTAGACCCCCGCTGCCCCCACTGCCATAGGGAACATCTCAAGGATGTGGAATTTGGTGGTTTCGAGAAAAGGTTGGCAGCAGAAAAAATACAAAATTGGGCATTGAAATGTATCCTGAGTCCTCACACAAAGATTGGAAAAAAAATGATTATGAAGAAGGCGGAACAGTTCTTCGAAAGCGAGGAAGAAATGGAAGAAGACGAAGATACAAAAAAACAATGCGAGAGTTGCGGAACGGACGATAAGGTCTACGACTATTGGTGGGTGGAGCAAGCAGGCAAAAAATGGCAACTGTGCGAGCAGTGTGGGATTGATGAAGAACAAGAAAAATGCGTCGAACCATACTGCTATGAGAGTAGCGACCACTGCTTCTGCTCTGTGGGCGGATGTGTTCCTCCTTCAGGTGAAGAAGAAAAAGATGTGTGCGTAGGATGTGAAAAGGAGGTAGTGGTAGATTATGAGACAGGTAAAGGATATACTATTGCTAATTGTGATACTTGTGATAAGATGCTGTGCCGTGATTGCCTTGAATCAGGAACAGAGGATATGTGTAAATATTGTGTTGTGTGTGAAGATGAACCAGAAAGAAATATGTGCTGTGGGTGTGGAAAATATAATGATACAAGACCCCAATGTGATTGTGGTTGTTCTCATCGTTCTAATTGTGAGGATTGCGAGGAAAAAGAAGAACAAGAAAAAGATGAGTGCGTAGAATACGAAAGACAATGTGAAAAGGAAGAAGGGTGTCCTTACCATTCGTATATTTGGTGCGGTAAAGAAAGCGAGTTCTATGGTCGTGATTATATCTGTGATAAATGTAAACGGGATGAAAAAAAAAGGAGGGAAGCAGAATACGCACTCTTCACTCCCCCAGGTACAGCACACGAGGTCTATATGGCAAAGCATAAATCTGTATGTATGGGATGCCTTGAAAGGCGACCCCTCCAAGAAATTAGGGAGGATATTTGGTATTGCGAGGAATGCTCAAACCCACAGCGCGACCGCAAGGCGCTTCAAGATGCTCTTGATGAATACCTCGCAAACCTCAATATCAACTAAATAAATACAAAAAAATTAGATTAGATTAGAATAGATTAGTTAGTTTTTTTTTGTGAGGACTGACACTATCTTGTAATCATACATACCATTAACATTAGAAAAGGGACATATTCTCCTTAGGTATGGGATTTTAGTGTGGTGATTTTCATCGTATTAGTATAAGAACGAAAACAAACGATTGACTGACTGACTGACTGAACGACTGACTGACTGAAATAAATAAAAAAAATAAACAGCAAAATGGACAGGTTCCCAAAGGAAACAATTTACTATGTTGAGACGGATGATTCCTTCCTCACATTCCCCGTTGACATCAATAGGGAACTGGGCGACGAAATATTCTACAGGACGACGGTAAAACGAACAGGTGTGTATTCCTCCAGCGAATTTGCTCGTATTATGTGGTTGTATAGAGAAGAATTCCAACGTCTTGTTGAAAAACAGGAGGAAAAATTTATATCACCAACATCAACAAGCACAGAAAGATACATAGCAATGAGGCGGGCGCAGTTCCTCTGCTGTATATGCGAGGTGAAAGGGACCCGTATGCTCAAAGAGCAGGAATGTCGTGATGTCATGCCGTACGGGCAACGCCGGGGCAGACAGTTCACCGATATAGCAGAAATGTATATCAAAGGATATCTCATCCACGAGAAAGCAATGCGATTTGCTTATAACGGAAATCGTTCAAAGGCAGAAAAATACATACAAAAACATGTAGTATATCTGGCGGAAATCTGGGAATTCCTCAAAGACAAAGATGAGCGAGGCGAGGGATTTAGTGCGGTGTTAGAAGGGGAAACATTGCAAAACGGTGCGGCGTTCCAACCCATCCTCGATATGATAAAATCAAAGATTGAGGATTCGAAAACGGCGGTTGAAATATTCTGCTAAATAAATACAAAAAAATTAGATTAGATTAGTTAGTTTTTTTTTGTGAGGACTGATACTATCTTGTAATCATACATACCATTAACATTAGAAAAGGGACATATTCTCCTTAGGTATGGGATTTTACTGTGTGGATTTTCGTCGTATTAGTATAAGAACAAAAACAACTGACTGACTGACTGACTGAAACAAATACGAAATAAAAAAAATAAAGCAAAACAAAAACAAAAAACAAAATGTCCACTACAATCCCATACCACTGCTGGATACAGAATACAGATACAGGCAAGATTATTGACCCTGATTTTCCTCTCTACAGTATGGTCCGCCAAATCAGGAATTGTACGGAAGAACAACAACACCAGAAATTTCCAAATGGGAGGATGAAGAAACTTGTGAAAGAGCAAAAATTCGCTCAAAGGGCAAAGGCACTCAAGGAACTTTATGATAATGATACTGCAGCATACTACAGACACCGCGACCAATGGTTTGGAGCAAACTGCTGTGCTACAAACGTCCTGTTTTCTTTTGTGGAAAACGGAGCAGGAAAAAATCTCAAATTCTGTGTTGGGCGCATGGGTTGGAAGCAGAAGGGCGGTGGTGTGTGGTGGGAATACGAATAAATAAAAAACAAAAAAATTAGATTAGATTAGTTAGTTTTTTTTTTACTATGTGTATTCCTATCTTGTAATCATACATAAATAAAAGGGACAGATTCTCCTTAGGTATGGGATTTTACTGTGGGGATTTTCATCGTATTAGTATAAGAACGAAATCAAACGATTGACTGACTGACTGACTGACTGACTGACTGACTGACTGACTGAAAGAAATAAAAAAAATAAAAACAAAAACAAAAACAAAAAAACAAAATCAATATGTCTGCCTTTGCTCAATACCAAGTGTCTGTGTTTGCCTTTGCTGCTGATATCTATAAAAAATTCTCTGCCCTCTCACAAGAGGAACTCAACCAATGGGCAAAGCGGTCCAAGATTGAATTTGCCGTAAAGGCAGGAACTCGTGCTGTGCCAGAGTTCGAAATTCACAAGTTCGAGAATTCAAAACTGAAGGTGAAAAAGGTGTTTGCTTTCCAGAAAAACAAAAAGGGCGGTGTCAAGGCACTCAAGGTTGAGGGCGAATTATACAAACTGCCAGAATACGAAAATGTTGTCAAGCAAATGATTGTCCAAAAAATTGTGTTTGACCTGCGTGCCGAGTTCTTCAAAGAGGCGGAGAAAGATGCAGACGGCAAAAAAATCAAAGGCACAGGTTCCAAGAATATCACACCTTTTGGTGTGGCGTGTAAAGAAATGTTTACACTGCTCGGTGTAGAGAACAAATACAAATACGAAATTGATGGTTCAGGTCTCAAGCAGGTTCTTATCACAGAACCACAGACCGAAGCACAAAAAGAATCGCTTCTTGCTGGGCAGAAATCCAAGGCACGCAAGGGTGTCAAAAAGGGCAAGTCCCAAAAAACAATTCAGTTGGAAACATCTCTCGAACAGGCAAAGAAAGAAATGGCAAACCTCAAAGGGTTTATGATTTACCTCTACACAAATGGGTCGATGGCGCTGGACGAAAACGATGAAAAGATGTACCATCAGGTTGTAAAAGATACTGAAGAAGACGATGCGGTGTCTTATCGGTGTGGTATGGGACTGCCTGACGGCGATATCCCAAAGTCCCCGACCCCAGAACCAGAAAGCGAAATCTCAAGGGACTCAACACCAGAACTCGAAGAAGAAAGGGAGGATTATTTCAATACACCACCACCAAACATGCCACCAGCACGGGGTGCTTCTCTGGAAGAAGAAGAAGAAGAACAGGAATTCAACGAAGAAGATATGCTTGCTATGATTGAGATGGAAGAAAACGAGGGACCAGAAGTTTCTGCAGTTAAGGATGTGACGGCGGGATTGCTTACAGATACTGAAGATGAAGAAGAGGAACTCGTAGACGATGAAGATTGTGAGGAATATGTGGAAGAACAATCCTACCTCAAAACATATGTGATGGAAGACCCAGATGAATACCCAGATTTCAATTGCTATATGAAGAAAATCAAGAAGGAACAGAGGGCAGCAGGTGGTGTTTACGCAGAACGCTGGAAGACGGGAATGAAGAAGCGTACTATCGACAATTTGCTTACGGAATGGTTGGAATCGCTTCGCAGGTGGGATGCTAAATTGTGCTATAATGAGGCGAGGGCGGAAACCATTACGACATGGGCAGAGGTCCTTGAGGACCGCCTCGCATAAATTAGCAGTAGTAAATAGGTAGATTAGAATTAATTAATTTTTTCCATTAAAAATAAATTTTACCCCCAGATCGGAAGAGCACAC